AAGCGAGGATAAGGCAGAGGAAGCGGCTACGCCAGTAGTAGAAGCAGCTCGTAAAATTATCCTTCCTTCAGCACTAAACAGCCAGACAGTACGCACACCGATCACATCGATGGGCGCATACACCGAGCACAAGATCAAGGCAGCACTAGGTAATGACGAGTCACGTCTTTACGTAACCGCAGCGGATGATAGTTTTGCTACCAACCCGGCGTTTAATCCGACTCAGTACCTTTCAGAATTCCCAACTAACACACGTTTTGGCACACCTGCCATTGATGCGTGCTCACAGGGTGTTCTACCTACAAGCGGCATGACAATTAACGTGCCTTCATTGGTTACATCTGCAGGTGGCGGTACAGGCGTTGCACCAAGCGTTACTGTTGAAGCCGAAGCTGGAGCCGTAGCAAATGTCGGGATGGAAACGGCCTACCTTACAGGCACAGTATCCAAGTACAGCGGCATGAATACCCTATCCGTTGAATTGTTAGAAAGATCAGATCCTAATTTTTATGCTGAACTAACACAGCAACTACAAAACGCTTACCTAACACGACTTGATACAACTGTACTTGCTGCACTTGTTGCCGCTGGTCAGTACTCATCAGGTTGCGATGCATCATCTGACGGCGTAATTGAATTTGCTAGCGATGCGGCTCGTAAGGTTTACGAAGCCACAGGATTTTTTGCAAATAACTACATCGCCAACGGATCACAATGGCAACTACTCATGGGGTCTACAGATAGCACAGGCCGCCCAATTTACTCAGCATCACAGCCAATGAACGCAGGCGGCGCAGTACAGCCTGGTTCAATTCGCGGCAACGTACTCGGACTCGATCTATATGTCGATAAGAACTTCGCAGCCACTACAACCATCGATGACTCAGCTGTAATTCTTGCACCTGAAGCATTTACTGTTTACCGCAGCGCGACAAATTACATGTCTGTAAACGTAGTCTCAAACCTACAGGTACAGGTAGCGATCTACGGTTACATGGCAACTATTGCCAAGATGCCTAACGGTATCGTTAAGTTCAACCTTAACTAAATCCCTAGAAGTCGGTGGGGTCTAAGCCCTTGACCCCACCGACCCCATAACACAAAAGGAGTACACAATGCCTGCAACGTATGTAACGGTCGCTGAGTTACGTGCGAATTTAGGCATTGGCACCTTGTACTCAGACAGCGATGTAGAAACATGCTGCCAAGCCGCGCAAGATCAAATCAATAGTTTTTTATGGTTCGATAGCGCTGCGGTAGTGGGAACTGCGTTAGTAAGTAACGTGGCTACCGTAATGCTGGCCAACCCTGGCATCTTTACTACTTCACAGTCTGTAACGATCGCCGGGGCTGGTTCAACATTTAACGGCACCTATACAGTTACAGGCACCATCCCATTTAGCACAGGCACAGGCAACATCTTGCCAGCCTTTAATTTACAGCTGCAGTATTTTCAAAACCCTATGGGCTACAGCTTCATCCAGTATGCCAAGACAGCTGCTAACCAAAACTTTAGACGTGTGCTGCCATACGGCACGGCCACAGGCGAGGATACTAAGACAGCCTCATACGCCACTACAGCCAGCGTGCGCGAGGCAGCGATGATTTTGGCAGTAGACATCTGGCAAGCCCGCCAAGTCAGCCAGAGCGGCGGCGTATCGGTCGATATGGGGCCAAGCCCTTACAGGATGGGCAACACAATGATCGGTAAAATTAGAGGCTTGCTAGCCCCTTATTTATCGCCCGCATCAATGGTGGGCTGACCATGACCGTAGCCATTACAACCCTGCGGGGAACTATTGCAAGCGCATTGGAAAATGCCGGAGTCTGGCAAACTTTCAGTTACCCGCCTGCGACCATCATGGCTAACTCAGTAATCGTATCGCCAGCCGATCCTTACATCGTGCCTGCTAACGGTCACTTTAATCAAGCTGCTATAAGGCCACAAGCAAATTTTAAAATAACTATGACGGTGCCAGCATTTGATAATCAAGGCAACCTGGCTGGCATCGAGGACACAATGATCGCCGTATTTAACAAGCTAGCAAATAGCGCGATCGTATTTAGCGTTACCCAAATTTCAGCGCCTACAGTACTAAACGCTGAAAGTGGGAGCCTGCTTATGGCAGACCTATCAATAACCGTACTAACCACTTGGAGCTAAACATGGCAGATCAACAGATAACCGAGGCAGACATCGAAGTATTAAAAAAACTTGGTCTGCCAATTCCAGGCAAAACTACTAAGAATAATGAGGAATAAAACGTGGCAATTTATCTAGATAATAACGTTGGCCTGAAAATTGCCACCGTAGACCTTAGCGAGTACGTAACGAGCATTACTCTTACGCAGACATTTGACGAAGTAGAGACCACAGCGATGGGCGCAACTTCTCACCAATTTAGCAAGGGTCTAGAAGCATCTACGCTAACCGTAGACTTCTTAAATGACTGGGCAGCTGCAAAAGTCCAGGCAACCTTGCAAGCCGCATACGGCACAAGCGTTACTGCAATAGTTATACCTGTAAAGGGAACAGCTGTTAGCGCTGCAAATCCAACCTACACAGTATCTATCTTGGTCAATAACTTGACTCCAGTAGGTACAGGTGGGCCAGAGGATTTTGCACGCTCATCTATGACTTTTACCTGCACATCCGCAGTAGCTTATTCAGCATCAACACCGTTTTAATTAATTAAGGGGCAGAAAATGGCAAGACTAAAGATCGTAAGGGCTACTGGGGAAAGCATCGTGAGCATTACCCCGGTGGTTGAAGTCGCGTTTGAAAAGTACGCAGGGCAAGGCCTATACAAGCAGCTACGCGAGCACGAAAAGAATAGCGACCTGTACTGGCTGGCTCACAATGCACTAATGCGTACCGAGGTAATTCCACCTTTTGGTGACGATTTCCTTAAAGATTTAATTTCGGTCGAAGTGATCGAGGATGAAAGCCCAAAAGGATAGATCGGGGTTCGTTTACTTACCTGGTAGCTAGTCTGGCTATCGAGTTAAAAATTAGCCCCGATCAAGTCCTGGCGATGGATGAGGTCATGTTTAAAGCAGTACTGCAAGTATTAGGAGATCGAGCTAAGGAGCGAGCCAATGCCAGTAAACGTCACAGGCGTACAGGCCACTCTTAAAGACATGCGCAATTTAGACCGCAACCTGGCTAATCAAATGAATAAACAAATAAAAAATGCCATGATGCCTATACTTGAAAAGGCTCAGGGCTATGCACCTGCAAATAGCGAAATGCTTAGCGGCTGGACTAAAGCAGATGCTTTTGGGCCACAGTCTAGAAAATACCGGGCATTTCCAAAATACGATCAGTCCGAGGTTGTAAAAGGCATTATCTATCGTCAGGGTGCTAACAATTCTGGCGAAGTAGCAGGCGCTAAATTTAGGCGCAGATTTCAAGTTACTCATTACATCGCTAATACATCTGCAGGCGGTGCTATTTATGAGACATCTGGCCGCCTATCAGGATCTCGCAAGCCATCGCGCAGCCTTAACCCAAATGCCCGCGCACAATTCTTAGAGCCGTTAGGGCCGATATATGGCACACGTGGCACAGCTGACCCTAGATTTGGCAACACAGACCAGCGCGGCCGTTTGATTTATCGAGCATGGGATGAGGACAACGGCAGAGCTGCAAGAGCTGTAAACCTTGCTATTAATACAGCCGTAGCACAATTTAACGCAGGTAACGCTATGGGTAAATATAAGGCGGCTGCATAATGGCAAATATCGTAGTCGCGGCTATTGCCAAATGGAACGGATCAGCCTTAGTTAAAGGTGAGAAGCAGCTAACAGCATTTCAAAAAACTACAAACAATTTGGCAAAATCTTTTGTTACCTTATTTGCAGCGCAGAAAATCTACGCATTTGGCAAGGCATCCGTAAAGGCATTTGCAGCCGATGAGAAGGCAGCCAAGTCGCTAGCGATAGCACTTAAAAATACTGGCAACGGATTTGCCACAATAGCCACCGAAGGCTTTATAGCCAGGTTGCAGGATACTTACAAGGTACTCGATGACGAGTTAAGGCCAGCATTTCAGACCTTGCTTAACGCCACCGGGTCACTTACTACAGCCCAAAAAGGATTAGAGCTAGCGCTTAATGTTTCAAAAGGTACATCTGCCTCAGTCGAGCAAGTATCAAAAGCGCTGGCAAAAGCATACGGTGGCCAGACCACAGCAT